ATGTAATGGGTTTGGTCAATTAGATCCAACTAATCCAGATACACATGAATTGCCTTTTGAAGACTTTGATGTTGACAGTGTAAAACGTGTTGAAGACTTGCCTGTATGGGATAAAGGCTGTGATAGCAGTTATACATGGGCTAAGAAATTTAAGAAACTAATGGGTCAAGAAACTCCTACTGCTATGGCAAATAAGATTGTCGACTGTATTAAGAATGATAGCAATCCAGAAGGTAAGTTTTTACATCCTGTAAGTAAACAAAATCAACACTTGTGTTTTACAGGTGGAGAACCTTTGATGGTTACAGGACAACAGGCAGTGGTAGGTATATATAACGAATTAAAAAAGCAGGGCAATTTGCCTGGTAGCATGACATTTGAAACTAACGGTACACAAAAACTTAGAGAACCATTCTTAGAATGGGCTAAGAGCATTGACACAGAAATATTTTTCAGTTGTAGTCCCAAACTATTTACTGTATCAGGTGAAAAACCTGAAAAGGCCATTAAGCCTGAGATAGTTGCTGAATACTTACAAGCATCTACAAAAGGACAACTTAAATTTGTTGTAGGTCCATTACAACGTGAATGGGATGAAATGGAAGAGACAGTTGAAAAATTTAGAAGTGCTGGTGTTGATTGGCCAGTATGGATTATGCCAACAGGAGCAAGAGAAGAAGAACAAACCGCAACTGCTGGTTCAGTTGCACAAAAGGCATTCCAGAGAGGATACAATGTAGCGGCAAGAGTACATGTATACTTGTTTGGTAATGCTATTGGAACTTAGGAGAAAATATGTCATTTTTAACAAAAATGCTTGGCTTAGATAAAATTAAAGAAGTTAACGAAGCCAAAGAACAAGAAAAGAATAAACAACTTAGTCCAAAAGAACTTGCGACTAAGAAGAAAGAACCGTGGGTAGGCGTACTACAAACACACGTTAACAAAGAAAATGTCCGAAATGGCTTTTTTGAGCTTGACTGGAATAGGCATTTCGTGTTACAATTAGTTAAAGAAGGATACGGAGTTGAGAATGATAAAGAAGAAGAAATTATTGATCGTTGGTTCCGTGAGCTTTGCGCTAATGTTGTTGTTGATGGCGACTACGGCGGTCCATTAGAAGGCATGGCAACAGGCAACATAGATATAGATAATATTAAGAGAGATAACAAATAATGACACACATTCTAGTAGATACAGCAAATACATTCTTCCGTGCAAGACATGTAATTAACGGTGATGCTGATATTAAGTTAGGTATGGCTTTCCATATTACACTTAACAGCATTAAGAAGGCATGGCAAGACTTTGATGGCACACATGTTGTATTCTGCTTAGAAGGTCGTAGTTGGCGTAAGGACCATTATGAGCCTTACAAGCGTAACAGACAAGTTGCTCGTGATGCACTTACAGAAAAACAGCAAGAAGAAGATACTGTGTTTTGGGAAGCCTTTGATACATTTAAAGACTTTGTAGCAGATAAAACTAACTGTACTGTATTACAACACAAAGAGTTAGAAGCAGATGATTTAATTGCTGGTTGGATACAACAACATCCAGATGTAGATCATGTTGTTATTTCTACAGACACAGACTTTCAACAACTAATTGCACCTAATGTAAAACTATACAATGGTGTACAAGATGTAACTTCTACACATGAAGGTTTCTTTGATAAGAAAGGCAATCCTGTAATTGATAAGAAAACTAAAGAAGCTAAGGCTGCGCCTGATCCGCAATGGTTGTTATTTGAGAAATGTATGCGTGGTGACACTAGTGACAATGTGTTTAGTGCTTATCCAGGTGTACGTAAGAAAGGCACTAAGAACAAGGTTGGTTTATTAGAAGCATTTGAGGACAAAGATCTTAAAGGCTACAACTGGAATAACTTAATGCTACAACGTTGGGTAGATCATAACGGTGAAGAACATCGAGTACTTGACGACTACGAACGTAATAGAATATTAATTGACTTAACTGCACAGCCTACAGAAGTAAGAGAAAAGATTACAGGTACTATACAGACGTCAATTGATGCAAATAAAAATATTAGTCAGGTTGGTGTAAGACTTATGAAATTCTGTAATTTATACGACTTAAAGAAAATATCAGATCAAGCACAAGCATACGCTGAACCATTGAATGCGAGGTACATAGTATGACAACTGATTTTAAAGCAAAGCCAGTTTTAGAAGATAAGTTTTGGATTGTTGAAGAACAAGGCCAAAAAATTGGTACACTAAGAAAGAACGAAGATAAGTTTGTTTTTAGTAATGAGAAAGGTGTTAAGTTTTATCATAATAAGAAAAGTATCTTAAGTGACTATGGGAAAGACTTTTTTGTTGCTAAAATTGTAAAAGAAGCAGATGATTCTGATCCTAAAGAAGTACACGGATACAGATGTAGCACTAGACCACACAACTCTATGTTTGATATACAAAAGCGTTTACCTCTTTTTACAAAGAGTAAAGACTCAAAGAGTTTATATTGTTCAGGCTATTATGTCATTAAATTCGATAAAGGCTGGGTTAAATCGTTCTGTCCTAAGCTCATTACCCTCCAACGGTATGCGTATAAAGGACCATTTAAGACTGATTTAGAGATGAAACAGGTACTATCTAATGTCAACAAATAGCCTTCCGCAGTCACTTCCTACCATTGAAAAGATACTACAACGTATTGCAGTTGCGGAGAAATCACAGCAAAAAGACATCAGAATAACTATACAAGAAGCACGTTCACTAACACTTGAACTATCTATGTTTACATCTAAACTAGGTACTGTTGTAGCGTCTATAGACGAACAATTAAAGCAGATCAAGCAGAACAGCGAGCAGGTTGAAGTGAAATTTGAAGGCGGACAGTTCTAAAAAAGGATAAATATATACGTAGTTAATTAAAAGGATTACGTATAATGAGTAGACCAAAACCAACAGTGCTTCTCGAACATGTCAATCGAGAATCATATAAGACAGAACAAATATTAGAGAGCGAAGCAATTTGGGCGGTCTTCTATAAGGGAAAGCCGTTTAACTTAAAAAGCGGAAGTATGGTATCGAGCTATCCTGGACCGAAGTATAAAAAAGTATCGTTTTCTAATCCTGGACACGCTAGAAACTTAGCAAAGAAACTAAACGCACTTTTTAATACTGAAGAGTTTGCGGTATACACACTTACTTCTGGAGCAAAAGAAGAGTAATGACACATGGATCAAAAGGACAACTATACAAAGGTATTTCTGAAAGCCGCTAATCAGCCTTTTGACACCCCAGACATAAAAGATAAGAGAACATTATGGTGGTATAACATTCGTGATGTTGGCGGGCTACGTCTAACGGACGAAGCCAAAATGCACATTGAACAAATAGCAAAAATCAAAACCTACAAAGTAGACTTTCCAAAACAATTTAAAATAACACCTAAAGTGCTTTTATGGCTTGACAATTTTATTGAATCACCGTATTATATAACTAAGAAAACAATAACTGTACTTAAAGAAAGGTCTGCTTTTGAATTATACTTGTTTAGTGGAGATATCAGTAAAATGGGATATAATAAAGCATTATCCAAAAGACTTTCTGAAGAAACTGCGGACCAAGAATAACATTCATTAACATAGCATATAATAAATATTAGTGATGATAGAACTTAATCCATTAGACGTACTACGTTCAAGAGAACTTAAGACTATGCCCCCACACTTTGCAAAGTTACAAGTGTCGGCAACAGATCGATATGACCGTAGACTTTATGAGTGGGTTAAGTCTAATACAAGTGGTAGGTACTGTATTAATACATATCCTACTGCCAAAGAAAATACTTTTAAGACTGCTACATTTGTAGGCTTTGAAGAAGAGAAAGAACTAACATATTTTATGTTAGCTTGTCCATACTTAAGGAGAAACTAGAATGGCTGAAGAAAATAAGACGCCGGAAACGGTAACAGAAGCAGCGCCACAAAGTGGTCCTGTTCCTACACCAGGTGTAGATCAAAATGCACCTGCACCAGAAGCTGGGGAACCAGCAGCACCAGATCTTAACATTAGCGACCTTAATGCAGTAAAAAGCATTATCGAAGTTGCTACACAAAGAGGTGCATTTAAGGCAACTGAACTAGAAGCAGTTGGCAAAGCATTTAACAAACTAACAGCATTTTTAGATCATGTTGTTAAACAACAACAGGCTGCTGCACCAGGAGCACCTGAAGGAGGACAGCAATAATGGCTAAAGAAATGAAGCACGTTGGTAAAATGACCAACACTGGCGATGCTGTAGCTGTAGTATTCAGAACTGTGCCAGGTGAATCAAATCAGGCATTAGTACTACAAACTGCAACATTACCTGATATCTATCATGACAGTTTAATGAAACTAATCGAAACAGATCAAG